TTATGCCAATAAGCAAATCGGTCACAACATCATATCCTTCAGGATGTAAATCAGGAGTTCCAAACATATGTTCGTATGTATCTATTACTGTAGTTTCTTGATTTGGTCCTGTTCCTTGGTTAATTAACAGGGATTGTTTATCAAAAACGCAGAGAACGTTAGGTGAACCAATACCAACATCAACAACGTTTTCATACGCGGTTGTAGTTGCGAATAGTTTTACAGACGATCTGTATGTTGAACCAACAGTCATCGAAGCTTGTGTTTGTGGTCCCATGTAATTTGGCCAAACACCTGCGTCTCCAGTTACTCGTGTTCTGAGTTGAAATCGGACTTCTTTGATGGCTAATCCTTTTGCTTCAGGAATGGATACGTAATCCGAGAGATCAATGCGACCATAAACCAAATCAGTATTTCCAGTCGCTCCGATATCAAATTGTAGTCTGTCTCTCAAAATTATGTCGTTTGCTCCTTTTGCCATGTAAAATCATCTCTTTTTTGGGGTGGAGGTCGCAGAAAGTTATCAGACGTATGACGATCCGGAACGTTTCTTTCTGCTTCCTCCAACACTTACTAAGTGAAACGGGCTTATTAACGTGCCTTTCAGAACTTGCAGTCCCATCTTCGCGACGAAGTCGCCCAAACGGCTTATATCACCGACCCTCCTCCGGAGGGGTATGGGGATGTCCGCATGCTGTCGGCTTGTGCAGAATAAAAGGGCGAAGCCCTTGTTATGATTTGTTGAAACTTTCAATTTTCACCCGTCCGTACGGGTTAATATAGTAGTTATTCGTACGATAAACATGGACGGAAAACCGAACAGATATGGCTCGACGTGTAAATGCAATCAATGCCTTCAGCATTGCCCACCTGAATGGTGTTTAATCAAAGAGGTGAAAGAATGAAGGTCAGAAAGGAAGTTTCCCTCACGGTTGAGACAGCAGAAGTAGCTAACAAGATGAACAACTTTAGCCAATGGGTACGCATCGGACTACGTCAATACCAGCATGGTGAAGACATTGCGTCCGAAACCATGCGTCGCATGCGCTACAGGAAAGCGTGTGTGCATCTTGCTAGCGCTTTGATCGATTATGCAACACAGATAGACCCCGAGTACAAGGGTGAAGTAGAATCGATCATTGCACAAGCTATGAATCAAACAACACTGGAGGAATTTGAATGAGTAAGAATGAAACAATTTTTATGAATCCATCAGAAGTTATCGAACTTTACGACCAGTTGCGACATTTGTTTGACAATAACGAATGTGTGATGGAATTTCAAGCTTACATTAACGTCGTTCAAAGATTACACGATCTAAAAGAACGAGTGCATTATTGTAAAGAATGTGTATCACGTTATTTCAAGCCCTATCATTACAGTGTCGATGAAGAGCCTCCTAAATATCAATTGATTTGCCAACCATGCACAGAAGCTAAAGTTGATTCGAATGAATGAAATTTACAAGTGCCAAGGTTGTCAGCTCGAAACTCGAAGATTGAAATCTCGATGTACAATGCAGATTAAAGTTCAACAATGGAATGGAATGTGCATCAGATGTTGTTGCCTCAATTCCATACGTCAGCGTCCATGCGACGATCCGACTGGTCTAGGATTCGTCAGAGAGACACACAGGTGATTAAACCCAAAGCCAAGCCATCAAAACATAGTCTGCCACAGTTGCTCCAGCAACCGAGACCAATGTAGCAATTGAAAGAAAGACGTTGAACTTCATCAAAGATTCCAAAGATGTTTCTTTTGCTTCTTTCTTTTCTGCTCGGGCCATTAGCCATTCTGCGAATTTTGTAGTTGGGGTTTTCTTTTCTTCAATTGAAGTTTCTTCTTCTGTACTCATATTCAAAACATCCTTGTATTTCCGTTATCGGCATATCTCAATGGAATTGGATTTGGGCGAATTGGGCCTGATTCGAGGCCAGCATTTAGGAATTCTCGCAACCAATCAGGCCGTCGAGGACCTAATGCACCATCAAACGTATTCATTTGACGAGCATCACTAACTGTTTGACGAATTGCTAATGTGTTTTGCATTTCTTCTGCATCTCGATTAGCGATTGGTAAGAAGAAAGAATTTGCAGCCAATGGCGTAAGCATTGATTCAGGTCGAATTCCACCATATCTCCACATTGGAAAAACATTGCCTCTAAGCGTCGCAACTGTCGTCATTCGTCCGTTTGACATAAGTTGAGCGCACATTGCATTATGTGATTCACTAAGAACACCTAATGAATGTTCCAAACCGCCTGTATTTTTGTTATCTAAAACAAGTAAAAATGAGTATCCAAGGTTAGAATATGTTGTGGAAGGAGCACCCCTCCAAGTCATATTGATGTAAACATGATCAGTGTAAAAGAATGATTTGTTACTTGCGGCGATCTGTACGCTTGGAAATTGTTCTTCATCTGCTTTAAATGAAACAATTCTAGCTAAATCGAAAACTGCTCGATGAAGTTTAAACATAACAGAATCATCTCCAGCTGCTGGATATGAATTCGGTTGATTTGGTCCAAAGTCCATATTAGTAGGAATTGAAGGATATGCAGTGATAACAACTTCAACAGAAGCCTGAGATGGGCTTGCAGGGTCAAAACTTGGAAACCTATCTTGGAACATATCAACTTGCATTAAAGCGTGTAATTTTCCCTCCACTAAATTAATTCTTTTAGTAATGAAAGCATTACCATTAACATCAGTAGTAACTGATCGCAATTCGATTGTTTCCTTGACTACACTAAGAACCATTACTTACACATCCTATGAGCGGCTTTGACTGCTGCTTTGAATCCGCCTTTCTTCCACTTTCCGTTTTTGGCCATATACTTAGGCTTGACCTTAGCGAATGCTTTCTTGTATTTTCGTTGATAGGCAGTAGTCTTTTTCTTTTTAGTCACTGGTGCGACGCTCTCAGCCTGTAGAGCCTGAGTTTCTGCAACACCTTGCTCAAAGTCCTGTACATCACCGCCAGTAGGAACAATTGTCTCCCCTGCTCTGATGTAAATCTGCATTGATGGAGATCGAGTAAGTAAATGAGATTCATGAGCTGGTATTGCTATCATAGGCATTGGGATTGTAATAAAGTCATCAGCAAGTCGATTAAATGGGTCTAGCATGATAAGGCCAGCAGCACCCAATAAAGCAGCGTCACGAATTGCCTTAGGCTTTCCTTTTAGTGGTATGCTGCCTACGCCACTGTCAGCAAGACGTTCGAGAGCTTCCACCTTCGTTACTTTGCGAGGCAACTAACTCACCTCAAACGTCTTGCGCTTGGCTGAGCATTTGTGTAAGGTCCTTCGAAGTAATCTTCTTTGGCTCTGCAATAATCATGACATCAATTTCTGCGGTGGTATTTACAAGGTTTTCATTTTGTACAGCTTCACAGTTTATGCCAATAAGCAAATCGGTCACAACATCATATCCTTCAGGATGTAAATCAGGAGTTCCAAACATATGTTCGTATGTATCTATTACTGTAGTTTCTTGATTTGGTCCTGTTCCTTGGTTAA